CCGCAAAACTACTTCCATTCGGAACGGTAAACCAAAACGTACCATTACTAAAACTTTCGTTGGTAATTGTAGCACTTGTAAACGTTCTGATATAAGCCGAAGCGGTAGCTAAATTCGTGAAGAAATCGCCCGCTTTATCGACTATCTTTATAAGGCCTAAAGTTGCACCACCTCCACCTCCTCCACTACTCGAAATAATAGGGTTTAAAGGGTCGGTATTATCTATGGTTACGTTTGTGCCAGCTACAACTGAATCTAATTTGCTATTATATAGTTCTGTTGTATTCGCATTTACTTTTTGTTGCGATGCCCTTAAAGTATCGCCTGTTCCATCGTTAGCACTTGCACCTACATTAATTATTTGTTGAGCCATTTTTCTTTAAATAGATTTGAAGTTTCGCAATCGTTTTTTTAGCCTCACGCTCTTTTTTTTCCTTAGAATCCGAAGTCTTGGTCGTTGTCATTATAATTTTTTTGATTTTTTAATCCTGAGAATCCATTTGTATCAATAAACCAAGAGCCTTGATTTTGTTTTTTAGCGGGTGTTACCGTTCCTGCGGTATAAGCATAGTACTCAGGAATAAGGTTTAAAGATAACCATTTTTCCATCCGTTGGCAATACATTTCGGCCTTTGCTCTTTGATTTTCAACTAAAAAATCAATTTCGTTTTTATCGATAGCCGTTCCATTACTTGGGGAGTGTCTATATATCCCACCATTACTAACCTGATAAGCACCCACTTTCAAGTATTCTAAGGTGCTTTGATGGATTAAAAAAGGCTTAACGTACTTATTATACAAAATCAAATAATCACCCGCCAAAGTGGACGCATCGAAGTCATCTTTAAGTTTCTCATATAGCACTTCTCCAAGTGTTTCTTCAAGTTTAGAAATCTGAGCATCTATAATACAAAATTTGTATCTATCTACATCTATATTCCCACCCAAAAGGGTGCTTTGTGTTATCTCGTTATCGTTTAAAAGTATTGTTTCCATTTTATTGCGGTTTTAAAAATCCGTTGTTAGGCATATCGTTTGGCATCTTAGCAACTAGAGGGTCGTTCTGTTCGAAGTTGGCTTCTTTACGAAATGAAGGGTCTAATTCATTTAATAATTCCCTTGCCTTTTTAGCACTTATTTTTTTATCATTTTTCTTAATGTAAATATTTCTCATAAAGAAATGTTTACATCTGGGACCGCCTTTAAAAAGCCAGACTGAGTACTTATCGGCACCATTAGGGCCGAATCCTTTATTTACTGCTTTATTACCCGCAGCAATTAAATCCTCTTTACGATACATTAAATTTGCCTGTATCATTTTACGACAAAATTCTCTTTGTGGTGTTGGATTACCTGCGTAAGAATAACGAATTTTAAAAAGGCTTGTATCCTGTTCACTATCTTTTTTAGGAAAGTTAGAGGGCGCATAAGCTAATTTAAATGAAGTTTCAGTAATTGTTTCATCTGATTGTGCTTCTCTTGAATCTATCAATTCCCATTCATCCAAATCGATAGTTTCCCCTAATCCCATTAACTCATCGGCTAAAATATCATCGGTATGGTCGTGTGAATCCTGCTTTGCCAATTGAGTAGGTGCATTTTCAACTGGCTTACTTCTTAAAGGTATAAAATCTAAGTCTATAGTATAACCATTTGAATTAAAGATTTCCATTAAACCATCTAAAACAACCTCTTTTTTAGGTTGAATTACATTAATCATTAACTCATCGAAAGCTACTTGCATTTCATCCGCATTATTTCCGAATCCTGTATTATCTTTAATTCCGAATAATATAGGACTAACAACTCTATGCGATAACATAATCTTTTGAGTAGCTTCGCTCGTTAAAAACTCATATTGTTTGTGCGCTTCACTCACTTCTAAAGTAGTAACCGTTACGGCATTTTCTTTGTTATCGTTATAAGCTAATATAAATTTACCCGCATTACCTGAGCCACTTAATTTCTCTCTATAATTTGCGAGTATTTCTCTTTTTTGTTCTTCTGTTTTATCCGCTCCATCATTAAAATTCACAATGTGGCCAAATGATAAACCATTTTGGATATGATTAACGCAGTAATTAGCGATTTCCTCTTCTAATTTTGCATAAGCTAAAGACGAAATGTAGGAAGGGTCTGAAAAATACGTTTTCCCTACTTGGTAATCTTTGAATATATAAATTACACTTCCATTTTTAACATCTTGACCGAAAGCATCAATCGGTAAAGGCTCGTATTTTCTTGGTTGTGCAAAGTCACGAGAATACCAATAAAGATTTATATCCCCTTTATCGTCCATTTTATTAGGCACAATGCAATTTTTAGGAGTGTGTTTAATTTGCACTATTTTACCACCCTTATAAATAATCTCGCAGGATGCCTCCCCGAATAATTCAAAGTCTTGGCAAATGTTTTTTAAGTCTTTCTTGCCTAAAATACGAACAATATCCGCAAATTGTACGGCCTTAGTACTCATTTGTTTAGATGTTAATCCTTTTCCGTAAATGTATTGCGCATAAGCATCAATAATGGCTCTATTTGTCGGACTTCCGTTATAGCGGTCTATGATTTCCTGATAAAAACTATTTTTATCCCCATTTAAAACATAATCTTTAGAAGCTACTTCCTTGACTTCAGGTCTAAAGTAATTGCCTAATTGTAAAAGTTCTATATTCATATATTTGTTGTTGCATAAGCCTTACCCCTATAAAGTAAAGCTTCGTTAGTATCGTAAACCTCGAACTCATAATTACCACCCTCCGCAAAAGTATGCGTAAAAGTAGCGGTTAAATATCCGCTTACATTGGTGCAAGTTAGGTTGTGAGTTGTTTCTGTTTGCCTTAATTCATTTCTTAAAATCATTGTAGCAGTACTAACGTAAGTACGTGGTATGATTTGTAAGGTATGTGTTTCGTCTGTAGGGTCAAATATCTTCATATTTATTAAACGTTTTTTTATTGGTTTGGTATCAAAAAAAAAAGCGCACCTATTATGGTACGCTTTAAATAAAAACACTACTAAAAAATTATTATGCAGTAACCACCTGAGCCGAAATAAGAGCCGTCAAGGCCGTTTTTGCTGAACTCGATAGGAAAGGTGCAAAGTTATTATCTCGTGCCTCTAAAGCTAAAGTATAACCACTTGCCTCGGTACTCATTACTCCTGTAGTTGCTTCAAGTCCTGAATCAATTCCTACAGCCTTAACATTTCCATTATAATCGTGGATAAATGCAACTACTCTACCGTAAAGCAAAGACTGCAATTCTACTTCTGTTTCTTTGCCTAATTTAGCTAAGTTTAAAGCTAAAGCCTGAACGATTTCAATAGTTCTATTATCGTTGTTTACGGTTGCAGTTTCAATTAATGAATTACCCGCACCTTTTACCTCATATCTAAATACCTCTGTTAATCCAGCAGGTAAAGAGGCAATTTCTTGAGCAGATACGGTATAAACATCCCCATCATAAAGGCCAAAATCCACATATCTGATTCCAGTCCTTGAATCCTTACAAGGTAAAGTCCTACCTTTTAAAATATCACAAGCCATATATTTATATTTTATTAAAAACCGCCCTAATTAAAGAGCGGTTAGATTATTAATTATCCTACGTAAAGAACATTAAACTTTTGGTTTACCACGTGGGCTGCTAAAGTCATATTGTTTTTAAGGAACATTTTCTCTTGGTTATTTGCAATTTTGTTAATTTCCATAGTATTAACATCCGCAACCAAGTCAGTACACCAAACCAAGTTTGATTTGTGAGCAGCGATAACCACATTCTCAGGAGTTGGAACGAATTCCACTTTTAAACCATTAAAGTAAATGTTATCGTATGAAGCATCAGCGATAAACGGCTTAGTGTAGTCGGTTGTTACGTTGTTAGCTTGGATAATCATTTGTTTATGAGAACGTGGAGCATAAAGAACTGGTTTCTCAGCTTGATTCAAAGCAACTGCAGGAATAGCAGTAAAGATTTTATCGTACTCAGCTTTGATATTAGAATAAGTAACGGTTGTTCCTGCCACCTTGATACGAGTTCCTACTCCTGCAGTAGCTGAAGCGTTAGAGTCGTTATAAATCATTTTAGCAACTACACCATCAATTTGTCCGGTTGGTAATGCAGCAACCTTAGTCTTTTCAGCAGCACCTACCGAAGTGTTAGCAGTTCCAGCAGTTAAAGCAGCAACAGCCGTTTGAGTAGCAGCAGTAGCACTATTCCAAAATTGAGTTTCTAAAGCGTTAGAAATTTGTTTAGAATACAATCCACCGATTACCATTTGCTCAAACTCAGTAGATAACAATTCCCACGCACCTGGCTTAATAGTTCTTTTGAAACGAGAATAACGTAAATTTTGCGGGTCAAATTCTTGGTAAAATTGTACTTTTGTAGGAGTAACTTTCACATCAAAAGCAGTTAAATCACCCGCTGAAGTTGGAGCGCCTGAAGTATATGCCTGCAAAGTTGCTGAAGCAGTAGCTTCCGTGAAAATAGTTTCAGCCTTTACATCCTCTTCAAATGTAACAAGTCCTTTTGCGATAGTGTCGTTTTCAAATAATAATTCCTCAACGATTGGTTCGGCCGCCTTACCTCTGTAATCTACAATGTTATAACTTAATGCCATAATTATTTAATTTTAAATTGTTTTATTTATTTTTTGTTAGTCTAAATTTTTCCAAAGCAGTCATTTCTTCAAATGATTTCTCAACTGCTGGCTTGTTTTTTGTTAAAGAAACAACCTCTTTTTGTTCTTCTAACTTAGCAGTAAAATCCGCTTTCAATTCAGCTTTTAAGGCTTCTAATTGAGTACCGAATTCCTTAGCTAATTGATAAAAAATTTCTTGTGTGTGCTTCTCGCTTTTAACACCGCTCGGAGTAGCTTTTTCAAGTTCTGCAGGTGCTTCCATTTCTGCCTCCGCTTCTTCTGCTTTAGCTTCTGAAAGTTCAGATACTAAACCATCCGCAACAGTTAATACCATTCCATTCTCTAAAATGTATTCTCCATCAGGCAACGGCATAACATCTCCTGCCTCATTTTTGATATTTAGCTGAGTTCCCACTGCTAAAGTATCGCCCTCAAACTCAATCGTAAGTGATTGGTCTTGGGTCATAACGCTTCCAAGTTCAACTTTTATATCTTCGGTTTTACTCAAAGATGCAAAGCCGTCTTTTATTGCGCTTACAATTGATTCTAAATTCATATTCTCGGTTTTTAAATTAATACGCTCTAAATCAAAGAATCCATCAATACTGAATCCTTTTACCTTTCCTGTTTTTACGAAATCATTCCAAATTTCATCATTATTCACTTTCATAGAAGCGAACCAAGTCCCAACAGGCTCATTCATTCCGTAGTGAACTGATTTATCTAATTCACTTTCCTTAATCCAACTCTCCACAAAAGTAACGTCTGATAATTGCAACTTCTCGTCGTGTTCTAAAGTCGAGCTATTTTGGTAACCTTTCTTAAAGAAGTTTTCCATTGATAGTCTAACCGTTTCAGCAGGGAAAATAATATTAAATTCCTTGCCGTTTTGGTTCCTGTAGATTGGCTTCTCAGGGATTAAAACCGCCCCTAATAATATACGTTTTTCGTTGTCTATTGCTTTTAATTGGATTTCTTTTTGTTCACTTAAAGCAATAAAAGAAGATTCCATAGCGGGACTTTCAACTAATGAAATACCAAATACTCCTTCGGTATCGTCATTAAATATTATTTTGTATGTTTCCATATTTGTTTAACGTTTTTATTTTTGATTGGTATCATTAACCTCCAAAAGTCGCTGTTTTTACTCTATTTCTATCTAGTGCCTGTGAGGTCGTTACCGCTGAACTCACTACAAAAGCTTCAATAGGTTGTTGTTGTTTACCTGCAATTGTTTGCGCTAATTGGTTAGTTTGAGATTGCCCTACAATGTTAAATTGTGGCGGTGCTGGTGCTGAACCTCCACCACCTACTGAAGCCGAACTACTACCGCCACCTGTTTTAGGAGTGCTAATAATTTTTTTAATTTGTAAGGCTGAAAACGCACCCGCTAAACCCGCTTGAATAAATGGATATGCAGGAAACAAAGTTGTAATAGGCGATTTACTCGCAGTTGTAAAGGCATTTTGAGTACCTTCAATTCCTGATATAGTAGCCTGAGCAACTGCAACCCCTTTTGCAATATCGCTTCCCTCTCCTGCTATTTCAGCCACTAAGTTTAAAGTGTTTCTAGCTAAATCTATTTTCGCATCATTTACGGCCTTTTGTCTTTCAATTTCTGCAGTTGCTAATTCTTTATCTAAAGCATCTTTTTGAATTGCTGATTCTACATTTTGATTATAAAAATTATCCGAAATATTATTTAGTTCTTCAAGTTGTAATTCTAAATTTTCAGCATCTATTTTATTTTGCGCTTCTTTAGAACCTCTAATGTTAGATTGAAATTCCTCAAAATCTTGGTATTGTTTTTCTAATCTTTCTTTTTCCTCCTTATCCTTTTTATCTTGTTCTTCTTTTGCTTTTTTAGCATCCTCAGCTCGTTTTTTAGATTCATCATTCCTTTTATCTTGCTCTTCTTTTCTTTTTTTCTCGGCATTATCCGCATTTTCTTTATTTATTTGAGCAATAGCAAAAGCCGCTTCTTTTCGTAATTTAGTTTCATTATATAAACCTTCCGCAATATCATCTTGCAACTGCTTTTCAATTGCCATTTTCTTTTTGGCACTTTCTGAATATCTTGAACCGTCCTCTTTTAGAATCCTATCAATATCCTTACTCCTTTTTTCGGCATTTGTTTTAGCTCTCTCCGCTTCCCTTTCAGCTTCTGAAGTAACCCCTACGAAATCAGTAACGGCATTTACAATTCCCATAACGACATCGCCCATAATAGCAAGTCCGGGAACTAAATTCATTACTACTTTTTTAACCTTATCAAAGTTAGCAATAAGTAAACCTACACCGACTACTAACGCACCTACACCGGTACTAATTAAAGCACCTCGTAATAATTTAGCCGCTAAGGTTGCTCCATTCATTACAAAGGTTTGTATCGCAGTTGCAGCTGTTAAAGCTTTTTGAAAAATGGTAGTTGAACGTACTACGGCCCCAAGTTGTCTAAATGAATCTACACTTTCCCCAATAGCTTGCACCCCTTGAGATATAGCCATTGCGCTTTGAACTTTTAGGATAGCCTTTTCTACGCTTTGACTTTCTGAACCTAATAAACCTACTGCACCTTGAACGGCTGCAAATCCACCTGCAACTCCGCCTAAAGTTGAAGTAAGTGCCTTAAATTTAGCATCAGGGTTAAACGCATCGGTTAAAGCTTTAGCATCGCCAATAGCATCTTTTAATTCAGCCGCTCTCTTTGCTGCTTCGACTGCTTGTGTTGAAGTCGCTCCGAACTTTGCGCTTAATTCGTTAACCTCGTTTTGCGCTTGTCTTAATTGCGTTTTTAGATTAGCTACATTTTTAGTAGTCGATTCTACGTTGTCAACTACTTTTACATTAACTACCTTTTCGATTGCCATTCTCGTTTTATTTTTTTAGTTGCTTTTTTAAGTGTTTTTGGTAGTTCATATTTACCCTTTGCGATGTCTATATTCTCGCTACAATTCAGCCAATCGTGCGCTTGTAATAGTTCTAAAACTGCTTTTATCATTGTGTTACTGTTAAGTCATAATTAGTACCTCCTATTATATAACGTAAAACTCCGCTTCTGGTCGCTCCTGTATTTGCATTAACTGTTACCATTGTGTAATCTGATTTATTACCGCTTGTTTTATCGATATTAAACCACGTTATTCCGTCGCCTGTATCAATTTTTGAAACCATCCAAGTAGTGTTTGCCGTTACTTTTACTTCAAAGTATTCTTTTGCATTTGTGGCCGTGTAAGTAGTTCGACTTATTCCATTTGTAATAAACGAAAATAAAGGATCGTATGTGCTAATTCTATCTACCGTTATCGTATCGGTATCAACCGTTATATCAGTTCTATCAACCGTCAAAGGTATTTCGTTTGCTATTGTATCCGCAGGAATTGAGTAATCGGTAAAGATTTCAATATCGGCTTGTGAGTTTATAAGATTTACTTTAACGTTTGATATTTTGTACTTATTTTTATTGATTATAAATTTATCGTTTAAAGATAATTTAGTCAAAATCGAAATAGGTAACTTACATTTTAAATTCAGTACCCTTGTTTTTTGGTTATATAAATCTTCAATATATGTTTTCCAAAAGTTAAAATATAAAGATTTTTCAATAGGACTAAAAAAGTATGTCGAAATTTCGGAACCAAAGTTTAAGCTATTGGTTATTTGAGTTTCGTTCGTGTTATCTTCCGTTCCTGTTAAGAATACTTTGGTTAAAGATATGCCATCTATATTGATAGCATCCGTTAAGTCTACTAATCCATTCTTATAAAACACATAAGGCTTACCGCTATATGGTTCTAGTTTTAAATCTATAGAAGAACCGATTTGCAAGTTGGATGTTACG